CAGATCATCGACCTGGAGGCGTACCTGCTAACGCGGCCGCAAGTGGACATCCCGATCAAGCATCACTTTGCCGACGGTCTGTATCTGCGCGAGGGATTCATCCCCGCCGGTACGCTGGCAACCGGGATGCTGCACGTCGCCGAGCACGCCAACATCATCAGCCAGGGAACGATACGCATTGTGACCGAGGACGGCGCGGAAACGCTGACCGCCCCGGCCACGTTCATCTGCCGGCCCGGCGTCAAGAAGGTGGCGGTGGCGGTCACCGATGTCGTGATGATCAACGTACATGCTAACCCCGACAACCTGCGCGACCCCGCCGAGATCGAGTCGCGAATCTTTGTCCGCGACCACCGCGACCTCCCCGAGTCGTTGCGCGCCATCATGAGGAACTGACCATGGTTGGAGTAGTCACCGCCGTATCCGTCATTGGCGTGCTGAACAGTGCGCTGGGCAGCCCCTACCAGGCCTACAAGGCATCAAAGCAGCAGAAGAACCTGAACAACCAGGCCGAGGCCCGCGCCGTCGCCGATGCGCAAGCCGCTGACCGTGCGTTCAATGCAGCCAACGGCAAGAAGCCCGACCTCGCCGCCCTGTTGACGGGCAACAAGTCCGCCTCCGGGCTTGGGGTTGGCGGCACCATGCTGACCGGCCCTGGCGGGGTGGACCCCGGCTCCATGCTGCTGGGCAAAAAGACGCTGCTGGGAGGCTGATCCCATGCCATCCGAAACCGAAAAGACGCTGACACGCATCCGCTCCCGCTGGGCGGCGCTGAAGTCCGAGCGGTCGTCGTGGGATACTCATTGGAAGGAGATCAGCGACTCGCTGCTGCCTCGCGCCGGGCGCTACATGACGAGCGACCGCAACAAGGGACAGAAGCGATACAACAACATCTACGACAGCACCGGTACGCGCGGCCTGCGCATCCTGTCTGCGGGGATGATGGCGGGCATGACCAGCCCGGCGCGGCCATGGTTCCGGCTGGCCACTGGCGACGCCAACCTGTCCAAGTCGTACGCGGTGCGCCTGTGGATGTCCGATGTCACGCGCCTGATGCTGGACGTGTTCCAGCGCTCGAACCTGTACCGCGCCCTGCACGGCATGTACGAGGAGTTGGGCGCATTCGGCACGTCCGCGTGCATCATCCTGCCCGACTACAACGACGTTATCCGCTGCTACCCGCTGACGGTCGGAGAGTACGCCATCAGCACCGACTTTCGCGGCCAGGTCAACACGCTGTATCGCGAGTTTGAGCTGACGGTCGGTCAACTGGTCGCGGAGTTTGGCCTTGATGCTTGCAGCGACAGCGTGCGCGACGCCCACGCACGGGGCAGGCTGGATGACTGGGTGCCGGTGATCCACGCCATCGAACCGCGAGAAAATTACGACAGCAGCAAGATCGACAGCCTAAACATGCCGTTCCGGTCGTGCTACTTCGAATCGTCCGCCGGCGCGCGCGCGCCTTTGCGCGAATCCGGGTTTCGTCGGTTCCCCGCTATCTGCCCGCGCTGGTCCACCACCGGCGGCGACATCTACGGCACCGGCCCCGGCATGGAGGCGCTTGGCGACATCAAGCAGCTTCAGCACGAGCAGCTGCGCAAGGCGCAGGGCATCGACTACATGACCAAGCCCCCGCTGCAGGTGCCGCTTGGCCTGAAGAATCGTGAGATCGAGACCCTTCCGGGCGGTGTAACCTACGTTGACGCCAGCTCTCCCAGCGGCGGCATCCGCTCCGCTTTCGAGGTGCGACTAGACCTTTCGCACCTGCTGGCAGACATCCAGGACGTGCGCCAGCGCATCAACTCCGTGTTCTTTGCCGATATGTTCATGATGATGGCCAATGACACCCGGTCAAACATCACCGCCACCGAAGTCGCCGAGCGCCACGAGGAAAAGCTGCTGATGCTGGGTCCGGTGCTGGAGCGCCTCAACAACGAGATGCTCGACCCGCTGGTCGAGATGACGTTTGACTACATGATGGAGGCGGGCATTGTGCCGCCCCCGCCGGAGGAGCTTCAGGGGCAGGACATCCGCGTCGAGTTTGTGTCGATGCTGGCGCAGGCCCAGCGCGCCATCGGCATCAACAGCATTGACCGGTTTGTCAACTCACTGGCCGGCATGGCGCAAATCAAGCCCGACGTGCTGGACAAGCTCAACAGCGACAAGTGGGCGGACATCTACGCCGATTCCCTTGGCGTTGATCCGGAGGTGCTGCTGTCGGATGACGCGGTGTCGATGATCCGCGAGGCGCGATCCCAGCAGGCGCAACAGGCCCAGCAATCGGCGCTGATGAACCAGGCGGCGGATACCGCACAGAAGATGGCCGCCGCCAAGACCGGCGAAAAGAACGCCCTGACAGATGTCGCCGGGATGTTTTCCGGCTACTCCTCGCCAGGAATCCTGCAATAACCCCGGAGAAGCCCATGAAGCCGATTGCCATCCTTGCCCTTGCCGTCCTTGCCGCCGGCTGCGCCCAGATGCCCATCTGCCCCGAGATCAAGCTGGCGCTGTGCCCGGCGCAGGGGGTGCAAAAGTGAGCGCACCCAAGAGGCCGCGCCGGCCAACCCGTATTTCCGAGCCGTCATCCTGGGCGGGCATGGCGTCAATGGCGCTGGGTCTGATCCCGGTTTGCCCGGAGTCCATGACGGTTCCCCTCGCGGCGACCGCCGTGGCGTTTGGCTTGATCGGGCTGTTGATGCGGGAGTGGCCGAACAAATGACCGCCGATGCCCTGTTTCAGCAGGACGAGCGCCTGCGCCGCGTGGAGCGCGACCAGGCTGACATGCGCGAGGTGCTTGGCTCTCTGCGCGAATCACAGCAGGCCATCAGCAACAGCCTGGAGCGGCTGGTGCGCCTTGAGGAGCGGCACATTGAAACTCGCGAGGCGCTGGGCCGCGCTTTCGATACGATCGACAAGCACGCCGAGGCGCTGCACGGCATCCGACTGGCGGTTCCTCCCAACCTGGAGCCGCGACTGCGCGAGCTTGAGAACAACATGCCGGGCCTGCTGGAAATGCGCCGGTGGATGGTGGCGGGGGTGATGTCCGTGGTCAGCCTGATCGGCTGCGGCGTCATCGGACTGCTGATCCGGTAGCGGTGCAGATACCGCGAGCAACTGGTTGTAGAGTGGCGACATGAACCAATACGACCCGATGGCGCTGGCCGAACAAGCGGAGGCCGCCGACAGCAAGGCACTCAAGGACCGGATGGCGGCCGAGAGCGAGGCATCCGACATCCGGTGGCTGATGGAATCGGCGCAGGGCCGGCGGATTGTGTGGCGGCTGCTGAACCGTACCGGTGTCTTCCGGTCGTCATTCAGCAGCGACGCGCTGGCAATGGCCTTCGCGGAAGGAAACAGGAACATCGGCCTGCAGCTTCTGGCGCAGGTTCACGAATTGTGCCCGGACCTGTATCCGGAAATGGTGAGAGAAGCGAATGAGCGAAACATTGATGACTGAAGCGGCTGCGGCTCCCGAGTCCGCTCCGGCTGAGACGCCGGCTGCTGCCACCGCCCCGGAAACACCGGTCGAGAGCCAGGAATCCGGGCAACCCGAGGCCAAAAACGCCCCTGAAACCTACGAGCTGGCGGCTCCCGATGGCATCGAGATCGACACGGACGCCTTCACGGCGTTTGCGAAGGACGCGGACCTGACGCAGGACCAGGCGCAGAAGCTGCTGGAGAAGATGGCCCCGGCGATGGTGGCGCGTCAAAACGCCGCGATCGAGCAGGCGCGCCAGCAGTGGGTTGCCGACGCCAAGGCAGACAAGGAGTTTGGCGGCGACAAGCTGCCGGAAAATCTGGGCGTGGCGAAGAAGGCGATGGATCAGTTCGGCTCTCCGGAGCTGAAGTCGCTGCTGGAGCAATCCGGCCTGGGCAATCACCCCGAAGTCATCCGTTTCTTTTTCCGGGCAGGCAAGGCGATCAGCGAAGACCGCGTTGTCACCGGTAGCGCCAGAGGTCAGGCGTTTGACGCCCGGTCGCTGTATCCCAACAGTAACTTGAAATAACGAGGTTCCTAAATGGCAACTCTTAACAGCGGCGTCTTGACTCTGGCGGACTGGGCCAAGCGCCTTGACCCCGAAGGCAAGACCGAAACGAAGATCGCGGAACTGCTCTCCCAGAGCAACGAAATTCTGGAAGATGCGGTTTTTGTCGAGGGCAACCTGCCCACCGGCCACCGCGTCACCATCCGCACCGGCCTCCCGACCGTCTACTGGCGCTCGCTGAACATGGGTGTCCCGCGCTCCAAGTCCACCACCGCACAGGTGGATGAGTCTGTGGGCATGTTGGAAGCCTACAGCCCGGTTGACAAGGATCTGGTCGAGCTTAACGGCAACACGGCCGCCTTCCGCCAGTCGGAAGATGCCGCGTTTATCGAAGCGATGAACCAGGCGCAGGCGCAGACGCTGTTTTACGGCAACCCGGCCACGGACCCGCGCCAGTATCTGGGTCTCGCCACGCGCTATGGCACCATCTCCGGCGCCGGCAACGCCCAGAATATCCTTGATGCTGGCGGCACGGCGTCTGCCAACACGTCGATCTATCTGGTGGTCTGGGGCGAGAACACCGCGTTCTGCACCTTCCCCAAGGGCTCCAAGGCGGGCCTGCTGACCGAGGACGACGGCATCCTGACCGTGTACGACTCCAGCAACAACCCCTACAAGGCCTATCAGAGCCACTACCAGTGGAAGAACGGCCTGGTGGTGAAGGACTGGCGCTATGTGGTGCGCATCTGCAACATCGACACCGCGACCTTTGCCGCCATGTCGGGCACGCAGGCCACGACGGCTGTCGCCACCAACATCCTGCACATGATGCTGCGGGCGGTTGACCGCATCCCCAACCTGGCCATGGGCCGCGCCGCGTTCTACATGAACCGCTCGGTGTACAGCCTGCTGCGCCGCCTGGCGATGGAAAAGAGCGTCAACTCGCTGGCGCTGGAGTCCGGCGCCGACCAGTTCGGCAACGCCACCCGCTGGACCTCCTTCGAGGGCATCCCCCTGCGCAAGGTGGACCAGCTGCTAAACACCGAGGCCCGCGTGGTCTAACCCGGAGAAGAACCATGATCTGCGATTCCCTGTTGTTGGTTTCCGGTACTGTCTCCGGGAACACGGTTACCGGCCAGACGGTTACCGGCACCAATATTTCGGTCCTGTCCACCGACAAGATCGACCTGCTGCAAAACCGCGACATCGGCGAGGGCGAGGTCATCTACATGCGCTCGCAAGTGATTACGGCCGTGGCTGGAGCCACCTCCATCGCCATCGAGGCGGTGGTGGCTGACGACGCAGCCCTGAGCACCAACCTGACCGTCATCGACAGCACCGGGGCCATCCCGCTGGCGTCGCTGACGGCAGGTGCACGCTTCGGCCTGCGGCTCAACCCGCGACTCGCCAGCCTGGGCCGCCGCTATCTCGGCGCGCGCTACACCATCGTCGGCACCGGCACTGCCGGGGCGTTCTTCACGGACTTCGGGATTGAGCTGCAAGACCAGAAGAGCTACCCGTCCAGCATTGCCGTGATCTGATGCGAGGGCTGAAGCATGGC